GCGGCCCCCGCACCTCCCAACATCCCGCCTTGGGGTAGCATAGCCGCTGGATCGGGGACAGGGCCAGCAGGTGCCTGTCTCCGCATCGGCGGGTCGGGTTGCATCGTCCCCTGCCGCAGAGCCTGCAGCAAGAATTCGATGAAGCGTGGGTCGTTCTGATCCATGATTTACTCCTTGGTCGTTGCTGCCTGAGCGCAGGAGGGGGCCGCAGCGGCGTACTTGGACGTGCAGAGCACCTTCAGGGCGTCGTCGGCTTTACCGAGGCCGGAGAAGCTGCGGGAGGTTTCGCGGATGCCGCACTCGTCGTCAGTCCAAGACGTACCGACCGAGAGTCCAAATCCAACGCCTGCACCCCCAATTGTGGATGAACCCATGCAAGGCGCGGTGGGATACACGTTGCCGCTGAAAACGGAAGGTGTGTTCTTTGGAGAGGTGATTGCAAAATTGACTCCCGAGGATGAGCCACCGGATACAGCCTGACCGACACCACCTTGGCCGATGCCGACACCACCGGCAGCGAACGAGGTTGCAGTGGCGCGGGTGTCGTTGCTGATGCGATTGCTCACATCGACGCCGACCGCTTGCAGGTTGGTCTGGTTCGCGGTGTTGTAGGTCTTGTCGCCGCCAAGATCGAAGGCGAACGCGTTAAGGGACAGGACGGATAGGAACAGCAGGAACAGGTGCTTCATGGTATTTCTCCTTGACAGGGTTGGTTTGGACGCACGACCCAATGCACCATTGGGCAGGAGTCGTGCATCCGGTTAGGAACAGCAGTAAAAATAGGTAGTGCATCAATACCCAATCGCGATCCAGTTGAACGGTTCAGTTGCTCCGCTTGTGGTTGACCCAGACTGAAACCGCTTTCTCACAGAAAACCCTGAAGAACTGATTGCATCGACAGTAGTAGAAAACAACTGAGTTGTGGTGGCGCCTGTGACCATGGTAGTCTGAACAGAGGCTACAGCAACCGGAAAGATTATTGGAAATGCCACTGCGAGATCGGATGCTACAGTGGCGTCTGATCCCCACTGAATAATTAACCCGTTTGGCAGGGTCACATATCCATTGCTACTTTTTGAGAACGGCATTCCCGGCATGTTTATCTGACCATCGACTAAGACCTTCATTATGTCCGTGCCATCAGTCCGTTCAAGGGTCAAAGTTCCGTCAAGCGGCGTCGGTGCGGATAATACAAAGGTTTTCGACTGATCTATGGCGCTACCAAACTGTAACTTTTGGCCCGCATTCATGGTCAATGTTCCGGCCATGAACCCACCAGTCAACGCCAACTTTTCATTATCTAGCTCTTCGATAGCCAGTTGAACGTTGGCTGCAGCAACATTTCCTGCTGGAGTAAAGCTGGTAGTTGCTGCTGTAGGTGCGTTGGGAGATGGGTGTACATGATCCGCACGCGAAGCAAATACGGACGATCCTGCGTTTGCCGTCCCATCGGCCAACGGTAAGGCACTACTAAGATCAGGCTTGCTGCTTAGAGCAATCTGAGTCTCACTGTCCAATTCGGAAATCGCCAACTGGACATTCGCGCTGCTTATCGTGCCGGTGGGAATGAACTGCACGTCGGACGCGAGCGTCGCACCTGATACGGTCAGTGTGTACCAGCCGGTCGGATTGGTGACGCTACCAGTGACGTAGTGCAGTTGCGACCCCACAACAACCAGCGTGGGCGATGCAACCAGCGTCACAGGATCATAGACCGTCAGCGTACCTTGGACGGACACAGCATAGTAGTCACCACTGGTCGCAGGATCAGCAGGCAAAGTACCGGGGGACGCATCGAAATAGCCAAGGAACTGAGAACTGCTAGTCGGCATCTGCAGGATCGGCACCTTGCCGCTGGCGTCGAGCTTTACTGTGCCGAAGGCGACGTTGCTCTTGATAAGAAGTTCGGGGATCGCAGGATTGGAAACCCCGATGTCGATCATATTGACGTCGGAGGAGGTTATCCCCGCAATACCAGTTATTGGCCCTGCATCGCTAACGGCCTTGATGATGTAGATCTGGGCGATGTTCTGCGGACGGGTTTCACCATCACCAGTCGCGCCGATAGACAGACCAGCTACAGCATTGGCTACCGACACGTAAGTGCCGTTGAGATTGACCGTTACCGCATCGCCGCCCCCAGCCTGGATGCTAATGCCAGTAAGGGAGGCATCGGTATTCGCTTGCCACGGACTTCCTGCGGTAGCAGCACTTACCCCCACCCCTGCGATCTGGAAGCCAGCCGCGTGAGAATGACCTGGATCATTCACCCCGTGAGTATGTGCAGGCTGGGACGCACTGTGAGCATGGCCAGGATCAATCAAAGGATGTACGTGGCCTGGATCGCTGGTCGCGTGAGTGTGACTGGCAAATGCCGCAACTTGCTTGCTACCGACTGCCCGTGCTGCCGACTTACCACGAATGAACTCATCGCGCATATCTGGCACGTTGAAGGTATCCACCCCATTCCCTGCCCCATAGATCGTGCTAACTACATTAAACAGATCGGAGTAGGTGGTGCGACTTACAGCTTGGCCGTTGCACTCCAGGAACCCTGCAGGGGCCACATTCCCAGCATAGGCAACTACTGAGCCGGTAGGCATCCCAGTCGCCGTGGCAAGGAAGCTGGTGACATAATCCTTGCTAACGGCACTCCGCCCATTGGCGGGGGTAGCACCACTGAGTTGAAGATCGCCCGTCATCGGGGCGCTTCCATCACGAGGCAAAGAGCCAGTAAGGGCAGCGGCAATATCGGACATGGTGGGATTGGCCCACGTAGTCTCGATGAGAGTCCCTGGAACTACAGGGTTTCCAGCGGGGAGTGAATAAACCCCTTGAGCATTACGTGGCATCAGTACTCCTCCTCATTTGCACTTCTGATCCCTGCAACAGTTGCAGGTGCGGAGAGTGCGCGCTTCATTGCATTACGGTACACCGGATCACCAAGCAAGAGCCGCTTGGCATGTTGACTACTATTCACCCCACCGAGCATGAGGGCAGGGATTCCACCCCCAGTAACAACCCCAGCCGCATCACGGAGGAACTGGAGTGGATTACGATTGCCCATTGGATTACGCGCATGGGTCACTCCTTGAGCTTCCTCAGCCAGCCGTTGGAGGTCATAGGTTGCATCCAGCGAGTTCGTGGCGCGGTTATTCGACTGCACCCCACGCATGAGTTGTTCACCCGATACGCCCTCACGCGATCCCCCTGCCCTGCGGAGAGCGTGAATATTGGCGGCCGATTGACGGATTCCTGGGAGGTCAAAACCTTGGCGAACCGCGGTGTCATTCAGCCGCGCCTTGAAGCCGAGAGCCAATTCATTAACCAACTGCTGAGCGTTGTTATTACCACGAGTGGCGTTGAGACCCTCGAACATGTTCTCGATGAAGTTGTGGGCACCTTGGCCGGAAATCTCGCCACTACGGATGCCAGCCCAGATCTTCTGATTCATCTCTTGCTTGATCGCATCCGCCACATCGTCGGATACATAGTACCGGCCCTTCATTGAGTCGATAGCGCTATCCGCGACATTCTTGAGTTGATGGGTCGCCCTCATGGAGGTGCCTGCAAGAGCAGCACCGAAGTCCTGAGAGTTCATATCGCTGAGGCGATCAAGAACCTGTGCACGGTTGCCGGTAGGCAGTACGCGCCCTGGAGGTACACTCATATCAGCGGCCTCATTGAAGAGGTCACGAGTGACACGCTCCTTGGCGAACCGTTGAGGTGCACCGCTTATCGGCATCGCCTCGACCTGGCCCTCAAGGAACTTGACTACCTTACCACGAACCGTCGATTGATCCGCAGCGTCCCCAAGGGTCGGGTAGATACCCCGCTCCATAAGGCGTTCGGCGGCTTCTGAACGGGGTATAGAACGCGTGAGAACGCGTGTAGCGAGCTTTCCAGCGCCCTCCCCTATAGCTCCCCCTACCCCGCCCTCTGCTACGTCCGTAGCGAGGCCCGCATAGTCAGGGGCTTCCGACCTCATACCCCCAATTGTAGCTCCAAGGGCTGCTGCACGGGGCAATGACTTGCGGAAGGTATTGGCACCCTTCATGACTTTGGCTGCAGGGGCGAGTTCGGTGAGGACGTCACCAACAACCTCCGTGGCGCCAGCGGCGGGGGAGGCAGCAGTACCAGCCTTGAGCAGCTCGATGTCCTTGGCCGATGGGAGCCAGCCTTTCTTCTCCGCCCACTCCTCCATGGACTTCGGCAGAAGGGTTGTACCCAGAGCACGAACCGTCTTGGAGCCAGAAGTAGCAATGCCGGTCTCAAGAGCCTTGCCCCAGCTCTCGTTGGCTTGATCCCCCATATCGTCCTTGAGGGTACGCGCCACGACTTTGGGGGCTGCGGGAACAGGAGCTGCTGCGAACCGTTCCCAAGGTTTCATAGAGGGGGCAACAGCACCTTGCTTCGCACGCTCTCCAGCCACCTCGCGCCCCAAGGCCGCATCAGTAGGGTTGGCGGAGACCTCTTGCTCCAAGATAGCCAACCGAGCACGATCACGAAGGGCTTGATCAGCGGGAGACACTTGCATGCCTGTCTGGACGGGAACGTCAATTCCCGTCCCACCGGCAGGGGCGTCAATTGGCTGAAATCGTTCCCAAGGTTTCATGGAGCACCCCAACTTTCTTGGCGTCCAGGATCACCACCGAGGAAGCGCATTCCATCAACGATGTCCCCAGGCTTGGGAGCGTCGCGAGGTGCCGCAGGTGCCGTAGGAGCACCAGCCCCGCCACCGACCAGAGCAGCTTGCAACTCAGCCTTGTGGTTCCGTACATAGTTGTCTATATACTGCAAGCTCTCGGCCAGTTGCTCCTTGCCTTGAGCACGATCCAGGCTGGAGAGGGTATTTACAAACTTGTCCCACTCTTTGACTTGCATGGAGCCGAAGGATTGGCCGACCGCCGCCTTTGCAGCAGCCAAGTTGATCATCGTGATCTGATCCTTCAAGGCGTTGAGCTTCTTGCCAGCATCCACGGTGCCTTGCTTGAGTGCGAAGTCAGGCATGTACTGATCAATATTACCAGTGTACGCCTCAAGCTCGGGGCGGATGGCGCGCTTGCCCGTCTTGTCGGGCGGGAGAAGCAACCCCGCAAGGGATGTCTCGATGGGGGCCAGAGCGCCCAAGGAAGCATTGACAGCGTTCTGCTTAACCCGTTGGGCCTCCTCTGCCTTCTCACGCGCCCGATCACGTTGGTCTTGGAGCCGCCCCTCAGCAACAGCAAGGTTGCCTTGCCCGATTGCCGAAGTAACTGCACGGTTTGCAGCACCCTGTTCCTCACGAGAGACAAGGTTCTCGCGGTGAACCATCAACTGTTGAGCACGAGAGGCTTGAGACTGCATGGCCTGCTCGATCTGCTTCGTCTTGAGGAGGGCCAGTGCCTCGGGGAAGTTTGCCCCTTTGGAGAGGTATTCCTGAGCCACCTTCTGGGCGCGGGGGAGCTTGTACATCTCTGCTGCAAGCCCCATACGACGAGCATTGTCTGCTGACAGATCGTTGGGGTTGCTCATGTCGAGGGGGACTTGCTGAGAAGTCTCCTCGATCTCAGGCTCAGCCAACGCACCCTGCCCTTGCTTCAACGCCTTGGTCAAAACGGTCTTGGTAGCTGGCTCATTCATCCGACGAGTGATGTCATCGTACCGGCGCAACTCTTCCTTGTTCAGCACCTCGCGCTCGGCTTCAGTCTGAGTAGTATTGTAGGTGCCCAGGCCGCGTTGGAGGGCTGAGGCAACCCCGCCCATCCAGCCGGTATTGAGAACATTGTTCCCAAGCATGCGCGGGGCATCCGCCTCGGCAAGCTTGTCTGCTTGGGCCTGCTTCAGGTTGCGCGAGAGGATCTCAGCGCGGCCAGCGAAGTCCAGGTCAGGGTCTTGAAGATCATAGGAGAGTGGCATATTGATTACCCGTAATTGGTCGAATTCCAACCGTTGGTAAAGTCAGCTGCACCTTGCTGAGCTAAGGTTGGGGCTGCAGTATTTCCTGCCTTATTCCATTGATCGATGCCGGTCGAAGCAATCCCACCAAGTTGCTGCCCCAGTTGGTTGTAGCCTTGTTGAACACCTGCGCCAGCAACTTGGCCAGCTTGGGCCGATGCAAGACCGTTGACACCCTCTGCGTTTTGCACGTTGGATTGCCATCCTTGGGCGGTCGGAGCTTGAACGCCAGCGTAGTTGCCCTGTTTCCAGTAATCCGGTTGAGCCGTCCCAGCCTGGATTCCGGTGCGGGTTTGATTCAACGCACCGAGTTGGTTATTCATGAGGTTCTGACCCTCAAGCCAGGCCTGCTGACCGCCCAGGACTGCCTTCTGGTTCATGTCGTTGAAGTTCCGACCCAACTGATCTTCCATGATCGCATTGGCATTTCCGGAACCGAACCCTCCACCCATGGCCGCAGCACGAGCACGTTGGGCTGCAGCATTCTGATCATAGCCAGGCTGGAGCTGGCCACGGAGGGCGTTCATGACGTCGTTGTTCACGCCGAACTGTTGCCCCATGCCCCCCATGATCTCGCCAGTCTTTCCACGGAGAGCATCCATATTGGCTTGATCGCCAGCGCCGAGCGTCTGGGTGTAGTTCCCATTTGCATCGAAGCCCATGGAGGTTCCCATGGCATTCGTGCCGGAGAGCCGATTGTTGGAGAGCTGATCAGCCAACGCTTGCTTATTAAGGTCTTGTCCCCACAGTTGATTCTCACGGTTCGTCGCATTGGCCCAATCCATGTTCTCCCGCGTCATGTCCTGAGACATGTCAGCATTCTGACGGTTGAACAGGGTGTTATATATCCGTGCCTCGTTCTGAGCATCATTGGCACTCTGCTGTGCCTTCTTGGATGTCTTAGACGCTTGCGAACTTCCATATGCGCTTGTTGCCGCGCCGACTACTGCCCCACCAACTGCTACCCATGCCATTATGGTTTCTCCTCAAGTTGCAGCAAGCGGTCGTACTCAGCATACGTCTTGCAGATTATCCGATCTTCGATCATATCAACATCCCCAGCCTCAGCCGGATTGATGCCGTGAATGGTAGTCCACACCGTGTCCTCGTGGGCGTATACAACCCGCTTGGTACCAGGCTTGCTAATAAAGGTCAGAGGGGCACGAAACTCTTCAACGCCATCCTCAGTCAGCACCGATACATGCCCCTTCGTGATTATGTTCAGGTGACCATGACGGTGAATCTTTCCAATTACGATGGTTCCTGCGGGAAGAAGGATCTCACGCGCATAGACGTTATCGGCAAACCGATGGGTGAGAGGGAAGATGTCCTCACTCTCCCCAACGGGGAATACGGAACACAGAGCAGCCTCCATCGCAAGGATGCCCTCGCGGGAAGCAAGCTTGACCCCCTCGGGGATTGCCGGAAGCAGCTTGACGAAAGAGGTGATGTCGTTCATATCACGCCACCCCTCTCATAAAGCCAATCCGTGGAGACCCATACCACCTCAGCGGGGGTGGTGACGGAGAGGCGAATCGCAGCAGCGTAGCCAATCCCTACAATGGATGCCCAGTATTTGCTAGATTGTGACCCCCCAGCCCACACGTCGTTGGTGCTCCACAGGGATTGATTCCACACGCCATACGACGCAGAGTTGAATGCTGCAGGAGGCGGCTGGGTAGCAAAGTCAAAGTCCATGTTCGCCCCGGCGCGGTACTTGAACTCCCCAGCGAACAGGAAGGTCGGGCGGAACATCTTGAAGTGCTTGTTCTGACCTGGGAGCTTGAAGTACGAGAAGGCTTGCTGACACTCCGCGGTGATCATTTCGCCGCCAGTACCGTCAAGCTTAACGCCGTCAAGATACCCCTCCCAAGCGCGGTAGACAACCCCATTCTCACCATATACAATGGAGTCGAAGATCGGCCACCAGCAGTTAGCGTGCATCCCTGTAAACATGGACCACGCCTTCGTGATCGTATTGTAGACCAACTGGAACGTCTGCTCCGGCACGACGCCAGGGACGTTGATAATCATCATGTTCGCGGCGGGGTAGAGCAGAATTGCCCACCCGTAGCGATAGCTGCCCTCACCAATAACTTCACTGATGAGGTTCTGAATCCTCTGAGACAGGGCGTTGTCGAGGACGGAGATGTTATCCGGCTTGGCCAAGGAGCCAACTGTAATCATACCGTAGCGGGTAAGGATGGCGATGTCCCCACCGAAACGTGCAGTACAGCGGCGGGTGAAGGTGGCGCCGGTGTAGAACGTACCGACCAAGGACCAAGTCTCCAAGGCGGAGGGGTCAATCCCTTTGTAGATGCACATGTCACCTGCGGAGGAGATTGCTACCAAATAGTCATCCGGCCCATAGCCAGAGTCTTGAGTATACACAACCAACGTTTGGAGGTATCCGCCACGTGCGAAATTACCGCCAAAGTCGAAGTAGGTAGCCACCCCCCATACTTGCTCAGGCGGGAGATACCAGCCCTTGGTGCTGTTCTTCTCGACGGCCCAAACGCGATGCTGGTGGATGCACGGTACAACGAGGTCGGCGGGATCGACCCCAGCCCACGTGTAGGGGGTCGTACCGTCACCAGCTACTAGGCGGTGGAGTCCGTCATCGGAATAAAGAATGCCGTCATCTACGCCGTTAAACGCAATCATATGCGTCCCCGCCACGTTGGCGAAGTTCGTATGCTGCCAATACGAGTTTGTAGAGGCGCACTCAGGCGTTCCTGCGGAGTAGTCTCCAGGGGCAGTAATGTCCATCACCTGAGATTGATCAACAGCAAACAACTTGCTAGTCCCGTCGGAAGAGACAAACGTCATGAAGCTATTAACCTCACCGTCCAACCCCGTCGCATGCTCCTTGTACCCCTTCCGAACCCGACAACCAAATGGCTCGGGGAAGAAGTTACGCATGATGATCGCATCCTGCTCCGGCATATTCGAAATCGGATTGAATGCGTTCAACCCGCCAGTCGGGGCGGGTACGGTGGTGGAGAGGCTGATGTTATTTTGGGCCATTACGGAGTCCCAGTATTCCAATTGCCATCAGGTACGTTGTACATTGTAAGCCACGGAGTCTTGAAGCTGTTAGCTAGGCCAAGCACCGGCCCGCCATGGTCTTGCCCAGTAATCGCATCGAGCACGCGAGTGAAGTCACTGAGGTTAGCGGTGATATCCAACCCCTTCGCCTGCCACATCTTGAGCTTGAGGAACTTCACCATGAGCCAGAAGTCAAAAGTGATTACATCAGAGTCGTTGGTGATAAAGTTCTTGTACACGGTTGGATTTTGCCAGTCTTGAACCCAACCATCCGAGATATATTGATAGTCGAAGACGTGACCATCTTGGCCTGGGACGGGGAGGAATTCAGTCTTGCCACGAGCGACGCGGTAGCGAGCAAATGGGCCGACCGAGATCAGCGCGTTGGTGAGAACTTGCCAGCCTTGGGGGGATACCGGGCCATAGGCAGGGCGGCGGTTGCCATAGTCCCACAGGGTCTGATTCAGCATCCGCCCGAAGTCCGTGGGGGCGGGATACTGCCCTTGACCAGCCACGGAAGTGATAACGTGGGTGCGGGTGAGGAACTCCCAGTCGAACACCATGACCAGCTCATTACCGGCTGCTTGCAGGAGGCCAAGCAGTTGAATGTTCGTTGCTTCTTGAGAGGTAACAAGCTCGTTCGGTGCTTGGAGGCCCAACTCCATCGCCGCTTGGCGTGCTACCTGAAGTGCTGTACCTTCCATTATTTGAGCCTCGACAGTTTGTAGATGGCTTTCACGTACACAGAGGTGAGGCCGTCGTACAGGTTTTCCAGGGTGGGGTCACCGTTGCAGGTCTTGTTGCGCATCCGCATCAACTCGACGTAGCACTCTTCAAGCGCCTTGGCGGGGGTGGCCATCGGGGAGGGGGGAACCTGGTCACCGAGGCCGATCATAGCCTCAGTGAGCTCGTCAATAGCGTCCCGAGCGCCCTCATAGAACTCCCCGAGGGCCATATGTTCGGCGTAACTCTGCGAGTACAAATGAGCCTTGTGGGCCGCATCTGCGTCCTTAAATACCAGATCTGTAATCGCAGAGATGTCTGACATTACGCCGCCTTTGCCTTGGGCTTCTGAGCATCCAGAAGTTGCTGCATTTGGGTCTTGAGGAGGGCGATCTCATCATCACGCTTCTCAAGCTCTTTCACGATTTTGTTGTTTTCGGCCTCGCCCTTGGCGGCGTCGAGGAACATTTGGGCCTTACGGCGCAGATCGTGGGATCCCATGATACGCTGAGCTTTTCCATCATCCAGACCGGCCAGTTGTTCGACCGTACTGATGTTCATCGCCTTGAGTTCCGCACAGAGGCCAACTGACATCTGAGGCCACATTTCGAGAGGGGTGCCCTCAAGGGCTTGCGCGATCCCCTGCTTGAACTTGTTGTACTGCTTCTCAAAACGCTGACGGAAGGTGTTATCTACCGGACAATCAACGGTGGTCTTGGAGTCGCCAGGAACGATAATGCGGATGTACTCTTTTTCCTCATAAATGGGGCGCCCTGCCTCAGACGACTTGAAAGAGTTCATGATGGGCCGGACGTAGAAGGTGACGTACAGCTTGCTGTCCATAGCAAACCGAGCTTGATTTGCTAGTTGAGAGGCGTCGTCATAAGTCGATAGCTCAGCGTTCATTTGGATTTTCCTTGTAAGTGGGATGCTTGGGAAACGTGGCACTCCAACACGTTGCTACGGGTTAAAGCCAAGCGTGACGTCGTAGGGGCCATCAGCAAGCGCGGGCCACGACACCATGTCGAAGATGTAGTAGCCGCCAGCGTCAATCGGTTCCAACTGAATGATGCCTTCCTGCGATCCGACGAAAATGCTGTCGCCAATACGTAGTCTG